AATTATGCATTTAGAGAATTAAGAATGGCATTGGAATACAAAGGGTAACAAAGTATAATATATCATAAATCAAATCCTTACCTACATGAGCGAACTATCGGAATCAATGGACCAGAAAAGCTTCTTTGCACTCATATCTTACCTTGCAGAAGGATCCACAGATGATGTCATGATGAAGCATTTTGCAAATGTCTTACGGCGCTACGAAAAAGCTAAACTTAAAGGTGAGCCAAAAGAAAAACTAAACATCATCTTTCAAGAAATGACATTACTCAGTTATGTAAACTTAGTCAGGACCCTTAATAAGACTGCAGAGGAACTGATAAAAGATATGGATAACATTAATCGTGTATTAAATCTGATCAATCCCAAACAGAATTGAATGGACATAATCCAACTATATCAGGATCATTCTGTCAATTTTCTTACAGAAGGGCATAAACATTGTCGCCCTGGATGGGTAAATACCCCCTGCCCACATTGCGAAGGTAATGTAGGATACCATTTAGGATACAATATCCAAGGAAACTTCTATACCTGTTGGCGTTGTGGTTGGCATCCTATCAGCAATACTGTTGCTAAACTATTACGTATTTCGGAAAGACAAGCCCGTGAAATAATTAAACAATACGGGCTTCTCATTCCGAAAACTCAACCACTAAAGACTCCTATCAGAATAAAAGAGCATCGGTTACCATCGGAAACCGGTCCCTTAAGTATCGCTCACGTACGATATTTACAGAGCAGAGGATTTGACCCTGATAAATTGATCAATGATTGGCATTTATTAGGTACAAGCCCTATAAGTAAGCTTGACAATATCAGTTACAAATATCGGATCATCATCCCCTATTTTTGGGATCAACAACAAGTCTCTTTTGACTCAAGAGATATTACCGGGAAGCACCCTGCTAAATACTTGGCATGTCCCGGTGATCGGGAATTAATCCCACATAAAGACATATTGTATGGTAAGCAGGAATATTGGACCGATACCGGTATATGCGTAGAAGGTCCTACTGACGTTTGGAGATTTGGTTTCCAAGCATTTGCCACATCAGGAATTAAATACACTCCTGCCCAAGTTCGGGTGATAGCAAAAACGTTTAAACGGATCTTTGTTGTATATGATGATGATCCACAGGCAGTTATCCAAGCAAAAAAGTTGGTTGCTGAATTACAATTTCGTGGTCTTAAAGCAATTAGGGTTACTATTGAAGGAGATCCTGGAAGTATGAAACAAGATGAAGCAGATTATTTTGTTAAGCAATTAGGTTTCAAATGATTAAAAATAAATTTGGAGAAATAAAATGGATTATATATCTTTACAACTTAATTAACTTAAATATATCTCATGAATACGGTCATGATTAAAATATTGTTACTGTTTTTCCATTTTTCTAAGGTTGGGGGATTCGAAGGAAAGGTGCCGTATCACTGGAACTTCGGATCCCTTTTTTACTAAGAAACTATGATAAGAACAAAACTACCAAAAAATAGTAAATCACAATCATTTTGTAATTTGATTGAGTTTTTCCTTAAACAAGATTCCCCGTCAGAATTAATATCTCTTTACTATATGTATTGTTATCTTGCCATCCAACAAAATTCTAATTACCCGGAAATTAATTCCACTAAAATGGCAAGACTTTTACAATGGGATAGACGACGGGTAAAATCAGTAACGGCACGACTAATAGACCTGAAAATTATACAGGGCGGTGGGGGCATTTGCCCTATATCCGTGCCTAATGATTCGGTTATATATAATATAACCTCATCTATATCTAAGGGATGTACCTTACAGGAAACATCATCCCCCAATAAAAGAATTACAGCTTCCATGTTTGACCAATTTTGGTCTATCTATCCAAGAAAAACTGATAAAGGGAAAGCATTGTCCAAATGGTTGCAGGTCTGCAAACGGAAAGATGCCCCTACTTGGAGAGAAGTGAAAAGAGCAATCCTCCAACAAAAGCAATCGGAAAGGTGGCAAGAATCAATGTTTATCCCCATGCCAGCCACTTGGCTAAATCAACGCCGGTGGCTTGACGATCCAAGTGAAATGAAAAAGATTGACTTCAACCAACCGGTTTCCGGTCCAGCCTTTGTCATTGATGATGGTAGGCGATATGATCGTTGTAAAGATGGTGAGTATAGAAATGCAGCAGGAGAAATATACATACCATGATTGAAAGACAGATCATAATCGGTTTAATTACATCATCTGACTATTGTGCTCAGATGAAGAATGTATGGAATAGTCAATTCCTTGAATCTACTACTGCCAAAAGACTTGCTGGTTGGGTGTGGGAGTATTACAATAAGTACAATAAAGCTCCCGGGAAAGATATTGAGGCCATTTTCTTTTCAAAAATTAAAGCATCCAACTTTCCAAAGACAATAGCTGAAGAAATAGAGCAAGACATACTACCAGAATTAAGTAAACAATACGAGCAGGAAGGACTTGATGTAAAGTATCTGATCGACGAAACTAAGAAATACTTTAATGAGCAGCACATCAAGCAATTTACCGAGAGCGTCCAAAGTTTGCTTGATTCCGGTCAACTTGATGAAGCAGAAAAATTGGTGGGATCATTCAAACCACTGGCATCCAGCAATGTAAAGTTAGATCAGTTTATCCGTAATGTCGCTCAAATCAGAAAGATTGAACGACAAAGACCGGCATGTCTTATGAAGCCATGGTTATTTGAAGGTCACTTAATTATTCTGTATGGTTCTGCCGGAACCGGAAAGTCTTTGCTTGCCATACTAATCGGGTATTTGTTAGGTGTAAAAGACTATGATACGGAAGAATGTGAAATAGGGCAATGGCAAGTGCATAAAAATTGTGGCTGTTTATATGTTGATGGTGAGTTGGGTGAATTGGATATGGAAGCACGTATCAAAGGATATGAATGGATTGGTGCGCAGAGAGGTGATTGTAGAATCAAAGTGTTATCCGCTCCAGAATATCAATTAGCTACAGAAGATACTTTTTCATTGTCGGATAGGACTAATCAATTAAAAATCATTCATTGGTTGAAAGAGCATCCAAATTACAAGTTGATCATACTTGATAGTTTGAGCACTTTGTTTAGCCTTGATGATGAAAATAACAATAGTGAATGGAATAAGAAAGTGAATCCATTCTTGCGTGATTTACGTGCTTTAGGGGTATCTTGTATTTTGTTACATCACTCCGGCAAAGATAAGAAGAAAGGAATGCGCGGTGCATCAGCAATGGAAGCAATGGCTCAGTATATATTTCGATTGACAAATCATCCAAAGGCAAGTCAGGATAGTGGAGAAGCTTGGTTTATAATTTCCAAAGATAAGCAACGAGCAGGCGGAAAAAGTTTTCCAACCTTTGCTTTGCATTTTTCACAAGATGTTGATGGTAATACCCACTGGGAAGAAACAGAATTAAAATGAGAAAAGAACAAATTATTTTGAAGTTACAATGCGTCCGATCATCCACAAGATCAGAAGCAAATAAGCAACTCTTAACTGAATGTATTGATGCTTTGCAGGAAGATCAGAGGGAACAGGATGAACAAAAACAGGTATCAAATGTCGAATCTTATTATGTCCGTCAACGACTAAAGTTAAGGAATGATGTCGGGATAAAATTAACAGAAGAAGGCAAGGCAATGCGTTTTCTTGTTAATACTATTGATGAACCAAACAAAAGATTGTGGGTAGTAGATGAAGCAGGAAGAGTAAGACCACAATGGATTCAAATGCAATTAGTGGAACCAGCAGATGATTAACAATTTAAAATAGGAGGTTGAAATGTTTAAGATTAGGAAAGAATTTCATTTCTCAGCAAGTCATGTTTTAAATGGTTTGCCTGAGACCCACCCGTGCTCAAGATTGCATGGGCACAATTACGTAATTACTGTAGAACTACAATCTGAAACGCTCAATGAGGTAGGATTTGTGGTTGATTACAGAGCACTGGATGACATCAAAGAATTCATCGACAATCATTTGGATCATCAACATCTCAATGATCGTGTTCTTTACAATCCGACTGCAGAAAATATGGCAAAAGATTTCTACGAATTCTTTCATAAATTGTATCCGGAAGTATGTGCCGTTGAGGTCTGCGAAACACCAAAAACATCAGCAAGATACGAACCGTGATGGAAGCAAAACAACTTATTAAAGCATTTCCAAAAGAAGAAAGACAAGTAGGAACTGGTAATTTTCTTCGGGTATCAGAATTTTTCTTTGATACCATCCAAGGAGAAGGTTTTTATCTCGGGCATCCTGCTGCCTTTCTCAGACTACAACAATGCACTCTGAATTGCGTGTGGTGTGATACTACAGAAGTGTGGCGGAAAGGAAATCCATATACATTTGCAGAGTTGTATGATTTGATTGCTACAAGTGGATTGAAAGATAAACTTAAAAGAGGGGAACATCTTATTTTGACAGGAGGGAGTCCTCTTTTACAGCAATCAAAACTCATTAAGTTCATTCATGAATTCATAAATAGAGCAGGATTCAAGCCTTTTATTGAAATAGAGAATGAATGTGTACTTCTTCCGGATGATGATCTTGTTGACTTGATTGATTGTTGGAATAATTCCCCAAAATTGGATAATAGTGGAAACTCCAAACATGAGAGATATGATACTTTCGTCATCAAAGCTACCTCTGCTTTGAAGAATTCTTGGTTCAAATTTGTTATTTCTGATCCTTCTGATTGGGAGGAGATTGAAGAAGAATTTCTTATACCGGAATTAATCAGACGTGATCAGGTAATTCTTATGCCAGAAGGAGGTAATAGAGCAACCTTGCAATCAAATATGGAGAAGGTTGTGGAGCTTGCTATCCGGGAGAATGTCATATATCGCTCAAGGGAGCATATCGTCTTGTGGGATAGGAATACCGGCGTGTAGCGATTTTTTTGCCTATTTTGAGTATAATATAGCAAATGCAGATCATACTTTTTAACTTATTGTTTAACCAAAATTTTAAAAACCATGTTAAGTGAGAAAGCGCTGCGCGCAGCAGCAAAAGAAGTGAACGATGTCGTTGGTGTAGAACCCCCGATTAACACAAAAGCACCTGTTTCCGAGCTGATTGAGAAGCTGAAGGAAGCAAAAGAAACCGTCATTGATCCTGCTCAGGACGAATTTACCGAAGCAACGCAGGCAGTTCTTGATGAACTGGATGAACCTCAGGAAGAAGAACCTGAGGAAGATCCGGACGAAGATCCTGATGAGGAAGAAGAAGTTGTTGAAAAGAAATCTTCTAAGAAACCGGCAAAGAAAGAAGGTACAAAGAAAGAAGGTCCGAAGAAGGCAGGAGAACCCGGCAAACCCGGAATCATTGCCACCATTGTTTCTCTCATTGAAGAGTCCGGCAAGAAAGGGATCACCAAAGCCGAAATTCTGAAGGAGCTTGTTGATCGCTTCCCCGAGCGTTCAGAAGACTCAATGAAGAATACAATCAATGTTCAGGTCCCGGCCAGGATCAACAAAGAAAAATTCCCGGTCAAGAAACTGGAAGGCGACCGTTACTGCAAAGCATAGTGATATGCAGAAGGTAGTAATGGGACTATCCGGCGGTATGGATTCAGCCACCCTGCTTGGGCTTTTGCTCGATCAGGGGGCTGAAGTCCACTGCTGCTCGTTTTATTATGGTTCGAAGCATAATGCTTATGAACGGAAAGCAGCAGAGAACATTGTAAATCATTACAAAAAGATGGGATTTTCTGTCTTTCTGTATCCTATAGACCTAACAGAAGCTTTCAAAAATTTCTCTTCAAATCTTCTCCTTACCGGTGGTGATATTCCGGAAGGACATTATAATGATGAGAATATGAAAGTGACTGTGGTCCCCGGCAGGAATATGATCTTCAGTGCTATTATGGCAGGTCTTGCTGAATCCGTTGGAGCAACGCAAATTGCCCTTGGGGTTCATGCTGGAGATCACCACATCTATCCTGATTGCCGAGCTGAGTTTATAAAGGCACTTGATTCAGCAATTTATTTGTCATCTGATCGAAAGGTATCACTAATCACCCCGCTTCTTGCATACGATAAAACTGGAATTCTCATTTTAGGATATTCTGATTTTGTATATCAAGTACCATACCATTTGACCAGAACCTGTTACAAAGATCAAGTACTATCCTGTGGTAAATGTGGATCCTGCAGGGAAAGACTTGAAGCCTTTGCTCATTTAATGATCGAAGATCCCATACCATACGAAAAACATGAGTGAGAAATTACAAGCAGCGGCGGCGGAGGAATTAGTTCGCCAGCAACTAATCTATATTGGAGAAACTCCTGATCGAGAGGGACTAATTGATACTCCAAGAAGAGTGGTAAAGATGTGGAACGAACTATTTATCGGTTACGATAAAAGTAAGCACCCAAAGGTATCGGTATTCAGAAACGGTGCTGATGGTTTGGTGTATGATCAGATGATCATTGACGAAGGCAACTACTATTCTTTCTGTGAGCATCATATAGTCCCTTTCTTTGGTCAATACTGGTTTGGATATATTCCAGACCCGCATGGTAATATCATCGGTCTATCAAAAGTTGCCAGGATTGTAGACTATCATTCCTCTAAGTTACAGATCCAAGAGCGCTTGGTCAATGACATCATCGAAGATATATTTACAGAGCTATGTAAAGATAATGTACCGCGACCCATCGGGATGGGAATGGTCATGATTGGGGAGCATCTTTGCAAAACCATGAGAGGCGTTAAGAAAAAAGGACAAATGACCACGATTAAATTGAAGCATGCCTTCCTTGATAATCCCGTAGTCAAGTCAGAATTCTTATCACGATGTAGCATATGAACATTCATCTCGCAGGTAATGTCGGGATAATCTCACGAGAGATCCGATTCAATAAGTTTTTTACACGTAGATTGCTATCTTTCTATGAAGTATTTCAAAAGCTATTTGCATCGGATCTTTCTTTTCGTTACATAACAACAAAAAATATGAAAGAGCAAGCAACAAGAAAGGTTGAACTATTTCTTGATTCAGGTGCGTACTCTGCATGGTCTCAGGGTAAGGAAATAAACATTCAAGATTATATCCAGTTCATCAAAGATCACCAGGATGTAATTGATGTTTATGCAAACTTAGATGTCATTGGTGATCCACAAGGTACGTGGAATAACCAAATGATAATGGAAAAAGCAGGTCTTTCTCCTCTTCCGGTATATCACTATGGGGAAGATGTGAAATGGCTAAAACGTATTCTCGGACGGGGATATCCTTACATTGGTTTAGGTGGTATGGTCCCAATATCAACCACTGATTTGACCAAATGGTTGGATGATTTGTTTGGAAATTATTTAACCGATCCTGATGGTATGCCTTTGGTAAAGGTACATGGTTTTGGGTTAACAAGTCTACGCCTCATGTTAAGGTATCCATGGTGGTCTGTTGACTCAACGTCATGGGTATTGACCGGTAGAATGGGATCTATTTTTATACCACGTTTCCGCAATGGCAATTGGATATACGATGAAGATTCATGGAAAATAATTGTATCGAATCGTAGTCCGCAAAGTAAGGAAGCTGGGAAACATATTACAACGATGACCAAACTGGAGAAGGAAATTCTTCTCAAATATATCCATGAAAAGGGGTACTCACTTGGTATATCGGAATACAAGTGGGTTGATCAAAGTTATGAACTTGCTGAGAATGAACGTTGGGCTGATAAGAAGCCGGCAGATAAGAAAGCAAAACGGGAAGTGGAAATCATTGTGGAAGCCGGAGTCAGCAATAAGTATCAGTTGCGAGATGAAATGAACATACTCTATTTTATTGATCTTGAAAAGAGTATGCCTGCGTGGCCATGGGCTTTCAAATCTGAAGAAATGCAAAAGGGATTATTCTGATGAAGATGCTGATCAACATTAGTGGGACACATGGATATCCTGAAGGGATTATACCTCACATGGCTCAAGCTGTTCAAGCATTTTATTATCACCTAAACTTTTTCTACGATGCGAATATTTTAAAAACTTTGTATGGAAAGAAATAGGTTTCCTACTAAGAAATGCACAAAATGTAAGGAAATAAAATTACTATCTGAATTTCCTACAAAAAAGTATAATTATTGGTGTAAGGAATGTGAAAATAATTATTATCGAGAATGGAAGAAGAGAAATAAAGAAAAAATAAAAGGATATAGCAAAAGGCAAAACATAAAAAGAAAAGGAAAAATTAAGGAATATAATAAACAATACCACCTTAATCATCAAGAGGAAGTAAGAATAAGACATAAGATTCGATATAATTTGAAAAGAGAAGAGATTATTCAAATATCTATGAATTATAAGAAGAAATATCCTAAAAAAGTTAGAAATGATAAATTAAAACAGAACTATGGTATTACCTTAGAAGATTATAATACAATGCTTAGTAATCAACATGATTGTTGCGCTATTTGTAAAAAGCACAAAGATGATTTAAAAGTTATTTTGGGAGTTGATCATAATCATACAACTGGAAAAGTAAGAGGATTATTATGTAATAAATGTAATATTGCTTTAGGAGGGTTTAATGATAATATAGAATTATTAAACAATGCTATTTCATATTTGATTAAATTTAAAGAATGAAAATATATTTATCGACTTGGATTAGTGATAGAAGTCTCGGAACCAGCCTAACAAAAAAGAGAGCAAGTAGGCGACTCCTTAGTTATCATTTTCTGCAAGAACAAAAGATATCATCTGAATTGCTGATAAAGTATTGTTATATCGGTAGGGTTGATCCAAGGAAAACAAAGTAATATGAAAATATACTTGGCAGCAGGGTTTACTATAATGAACGTGCCCGGGCGGGAACGTACATTAAGCAATAAGTTTCGAACGTGGAGAAGATTGTTTAGTTATCACTATTTGATCCTGATCCACAAATCAGAAATACTAAAGATACGACATGAAGATATACTTAGCAGCAGTGGAACCGATGAGCAACGTACGAATGGTACAGCACTTCCTATTTAGTTATTATGACATTGCCGTATCAACTATTCCATTTAGACGTGTAACTTTTAATCATATATACGATGAATGTAAACAAAAAACAGTTACAGGAAGCCTTGGAAATAGTAAAACCAGGGTTGGCAAACAAAGAGATCATTGAGCAAGCAACATCTTTTGCCTTTCTAAATGGCAGAGTGATGACTTATAACGATGAGATCAGTATCTCTCAACCGCTTGAAGGTCTTGATATCACCGGGGCAATAGAAGCAGACAAGCTCTATAAGTTCCTTTCCAAAGTTAAGAAAGATGATGTTGATGTAGAGATCAAAGGAAATGAACTTCTCTTGGTATCCGGTAGAGCAAAGGCAGGTCTCACCCTGATGAGTGAGGTTAAACTACCACTTGAAGAAGTATCCAAGATTGGTAAGTGGCACGATCTTCCAAAGGAATTTGTAAGATTGATGAAATTTGCAATGACTTCCTGCTCAACCAATATGAGCAAACCGGTTCTTACCTGCGTCAATGTGACCAAGAATGGTTTTATTGCAGCATCGGACGGATACCGATTAATTCAATGTGACCTTAAAGAGGATATGCCATTAAAGGAATTACTTATCCCTGCTACATCTGTAATGGAAATGGTGAAGACCGATCCAGTTCAAATTGCAGAGGGTGGTGGTTGGATTCACTTTAAAAATGAGAGAGATACCATCTTCTCGTGCCGCATCCTTGACGATAAGTATCCGAGCATTGGTGATTACTTAAAGGTAGAGGGCATTCAGATTAATCTACCGAAGAATATTACAGAAGTACTTGATCGTGCTGCTGTATTTGCCAAGCGGGAGCACTTGCTTGATGAGTGGATTAAATTAACTGCCGAAAATAATCGACTTAAAGTAAGGAGTGAAGCTGCTATTGGTTGGTTTGAGGAAGAGGTTAATATGAAGTTTGATCATGAGAAGGTTGAGTTTAGTGTAACTCCATATCTGCTGCGTGAGATAATTTCCGAAACTCTTACCTTTACTTTGGGTAAAGATAATAACCGAATCAAATTTGAAGGTGATGATTGGGTGTATATATCATTATTGAGAAAGTAATGGAAGGATTTTTCACTGCAAAAGAAACACAATCTTTCTCTCGTCCTGATGGTAAGAATTACTCATGTATATCTTGTGGGTTGTACAAACTTTGTAAGACTCCAAAGATGAAACCGTATGGTAATTTCAAAAAGAGAATTCTTAACATTGGAGAAGCTCCGGGAGAAATGGAAGATCGAAATGGGAAACCATGGCAGGGGAAAACCGGTTCTTTATTGAAAGAAACATATGCTGATCTTGGTATTGATCTATTTGAAGATTGTCTGAATATCAATGCAGTTAATTGTCGCCCGGAAGATGATAGATCACCAAACAATTATGAGATAGCATGTTGTCGTAAAATTGTACTGGATGTAATAAAGCAGCATAAACCTCATATAATTGTCTTATTTGGTAACGCAGCAATCTTTAGTATAATAGGACATCGCTGGAAGAAATCACTTGAGGGTATTTCTAAATGGAGAGGTTGGTGTATCCCTGATCGAGACTTTAATGCGTGGGTATGTCCGGTATTTCATCCGAGTTATGTGGAAAGAGCAGACTCAAAAGAGGTATTTACTGTTTGGAAAAAGGACTTGAAAGAGGTTATAAAAAGGGTTAATACTGATCTGCCAAAGTATAACGAACCTGACATCGAAATAATAGAAGACCTCTCAGTCTTAAATTCGATTAAGAAAGGAAATATATCTTTTGATTATGAAACGACTGGCATTAAACCACATGCTACTGGTCATCGTATCATTTGTGCTTCTGTAGCTGATTCTTCTGATCATGCTTTTGTATTTATGATGCCTTCCACAAGAAAAGAAAGACAACCATTTATTGATTTATTGAAGAATCCTAATGTGGGGAAAATGGCTCAGAATATGAAATTTGAGCATGCTTGGTCTCTTGTTCGATTAAATACGGAAGTTCAAAATTGGACTTGGGATACAATGATTGCTTCCCACATTCTTGATAATCGCCCGGGGATTACTGGTCTTAAATTTCAAACTTATGTTCAATTTGGTATAGTTGATTATGCCAGTGATATATCACCATTTCTTGAATCAGATGCTGGTGGTGGAAATGATTTGAATAAAATACAAGAACTCCTAACCAAACCAAAAGGAAAGGAATCCCTCTTACATTATTGTGGTTTAGACGCAATATATGAATACAGACTTGCAATGCTACAACAAAGTGAAATCTTATTACCATTTTAGTTATGGAAACACAAACACTTACTACTGGTCAAGTATTTGCACTTTTGGGATTATTGGCTTTCACATTTACTCTACTGTATAACATAGGAAAAGGAGAAGCCAAACGAACTCATAAAGTGTATGGAAGTGCTATCTATGCTCGCCTATGTATGTTTGCAGATTTTGTAAACAAATGTGGGATTACCCTTGAGAATTACAATAATATTCAGTATGAATTAACAATAATCAAGGAGTTAAAGGAAATGGAAGATTGTGTATTTAAGCACAAGGTAGAAGAAATAGTTAAAAACTTTGAAAGGAGATTTAAACAGTGGATACCAATATCAGATCAGTTGACGCCTACAAATTAATGCATGAGGGCACCCTTGCCTTAACCCGCGCAGAACAACAAGGGATCAGAGTTGACTTAAATTACATTACAAAGAAGCAAGCATACCTTACTGCAAAAATAGAGCATTTGGAAAAGAAG